TAATGTACCACTACCACCTACTCTACAAACATAACCCTAGTGATAAATGGAGCATCTATACTACTGCAGCGCCAGATAACGGTACGGCTATCACTAATCTGCTAAAAGACAAAGAAGCAGTATATGACTATAGGATTATTAAGCAAGAAGAGATAGAGAGCAACGATACCAATATAGCTCACAACCTATTTAAACTATTTGTATGGCTCTTTACTATGGCTATGGTGCTGTGGGTAGTACAGCAGAGATAGACACAAACACTACAAAACACACACTAGGAGAGGTTTGCGAGGCCTCTCCTCTTGTTATTCATAAGGGAAATGCTTATAATGAGTGTATGACTAAATCATCTTCTAGCAAGTCTGCAGATAAGCTAGGCAGACCAAAAAGGAAATACAACGCGCCACCAGGCATGAATAACAACCCTACTGGCAAGGGCGGTTTTGGTGATAACCCACAGAATGGAGCGGGTGGCCGCTGGTCAAAAGACACCAGCATCTCATACTGGTACAACAAACTAGGCCGTATGACCCTCAAAGAACTAGAGGAGTTTGAACAAAAGGGTGATGAGCTTACTCCATTTCAAAAGACGGCTCTCGTGCGTGTTAAACGTGCCTACAAGGGTGATTCTGAAGGCCTAGCCGAAGCCAAAGAGGTAGCAGACCGTACAGAAGGCAAGGCAAAGCAAGAGATTGGAATTGACGCCAGTGATGATATGAAAACTATCATGAGAGGCTTTATTATACCAACACTACCAACGGATTGGATTGATGAGCAAGTCGCATTGGCCCGTTCTAAACAAAGCAACGTATGATGAGCTACGAGAAAAGGGCTATTGGCTACCATTACCAGGCCCTCAGCAGCTCGCAATAGCTCTCTCGCGTGATAAGAGATTTCGTGAGATATTATTCGGTGGCTCACGTGGTGGAGGTAAGACAGACGTATCTATCGCTACTATAGGCGATCGCTTTGGTGATACCAGAGCGCGCCAACTTGTCATTCGTAAGGACGCAGGAGACCTAGCAGACTTTGAGGAGCGTGCTGTAGCAGCTCTCCAACCATTTGGCGCTAAGCTACGCCGTAACCCTATGGTGCTATCAGCTAAAGGCTGCGGCCGTGTCATTGGAGGCCACCTCCACGATGCTGAAGCCTACACAAAGTACCAGGGGCATGAGTACTGTCGTATCAACATCGAGGAGCTAACTCAGATACCAGACGAGGGACGCTATGAGAAGCTCATCAGCTCTGCCCGTAGCAAGTACAAAGACCTGTACCCTCAAGTATTCGCCACCACTAACCCAGGTGGCGCAGGCATGGGCTGGGTGAAAAAACGTTTTGTAGCACCAGACCCAGATAGAGCAGAAGTGCTCAAGATGGAGTATCCTTGGGTAGACATATATGGCAAGGAGCAAGTCACGCACTGGCAGATCGTCATAGACAAGCGTACAGGCATCTGGCGAGCTTACATACCAGCCACTATTGACTCCAACCCGTTCCTACTCGAGAACGACCCAGACTACGTGAAGTACCTCGACTCTCTCCAAGATTCAGACCCAGAGCTGTACCGTGCCTGGCGTTTTGGTGACTGGGACATTCAGTTTGGCGCTGTGTTTGAGGAGTTTCGGCAGAGCAAGCACACCTACACCAAGTTCAGCGAGTGGGGTGTTACAAAAGAAGCCTTCGACAGCAACTACCGTGTCATGGGTATGGACTGGGGCTACAACGATGAGTGTGTGTTGCTTTGGGCTATGTTTGATAACATCACAGAGAAAGAGAACAGAGCTTTCATCTATCGTGAGCTACACGGCAACCACAAGCCTAAAGAGTACTGGTGTGAGAGGATTGTTGAGATGTATCTGAAGGATCCAGTAGACCTGATAGCCCTACCTCATGACGCTTACAGCCACCTAGGAGGCTCTGAGACCATCGCTAAGGTGCTTAATGATACATTTGCCCGTCTTGCCCCAGACGAGAAGCGTCCACGCATTGTACGGGCTGATAAGCTTATGAAAGACAGGAAACAAGCAGCAGTACAGATGATCCACAGCGCTTTTGCTAATAAATCAGATGGCAAGCCTGGCCTCGTATTCAGCAAGTACTGCTCGTACCTCATAGACACACTACCTACCATCATCTACGCCAAGGAGTCTGGCGGTGAGGAGCTTGATCCCAACAACGTAGACCACGCTCTAGACTCGCTCATGTACACGCTCATGACAGCAAACCGTGAGTATGGCTTCCTAGTGAACGAGGCAAAGAGAATCAACAAGCTCACCAAGCAGTCATTTACCATAAATCCAGGCGGCAGAGTAGAAGCAAAAGACATTGGAATTGATATTGCAACAGCGGTAGAGACAGATAAGCTCACATAAAGGCTAGTCTCTCTCACTCTATTTGCTGTATGATAGAGACAAACAGGAGACATAGCATGCATGATCAAGACAAAGTATTCAAAGACCCAAGGGTAGACGACATAACAACCAACACAGGCGTGATTGATGAGCGTGATGCTCTATCTATCGACGAAGTAGACGACGCTACGCTTGTACGGCGTTTTAAGTACTGGGTGAACGACTCAGAAGCCTACTGGAATAGTAGAAGTGGTTTCAACCTACGCAACGTACGAGCACAGAACGAACGGTATTACCTAGGCAAGCAGGACAGCGACAGGCTTTACTACCACCAGGCAGATTATCGGGACAACCAGCTATTCGTTGGTATTCAAGCCGTTATTGCCTATGTCTCAGCTCGTGACCCAGGGTGTGAGATTACTCCAGGTGATGACTCTCCAGCTAGCAAGACGCTCGCTACACGCCTAGAAAGCGCAGTAGACCTACATAGCCAAAAGGTACGCCTCTCACGCAAGATCAAGGTGGCAGCCAAAAACCTCGCCTTGAAGCGTGTTGGTGTGATCAAGCTCATGTACAACCCATTCAGCAAGGAGATTGAAGCTAAGGCACTCAACCCGGAGAAAGTCATTCTCGACCGTAATGCAGAGCTAGACGAAGAGCCTCGCTTTATCTGTGAGGTATGTGAGGACACTGTAGATATTCTCATGTCCAAGTTCCCAGAGAAAGAGAAGGAGATTATGAATGAGCTGGGCTTTGTGCGCAAGACCCAGAAGCTCCTCAGCACTGTTGTCGCCTACAACGAGATTTGGTTCACAGATACCACCACTGGCGAGCCTCGTGAGTGTGTTGCTTGGTATTTCAACAACCTCATCTTAGATAAGAAGCTCAGCCCTATGTACGAGTACGACAATAAGGGTGTTGCTATCTGTAACTACACAGACAAGCCTACAAAGCCGTACACCTTCTGTAACTACCTGAACGATGGTAGCCACATGATTGACCAAACATCGCCTATTGAGCAGGCTATCCCTCTCCAGAACATCCTGAACCGCCGTGGCCGCCAGATTATTGATAACGCAGACACAGCCAATAGCATCAAGGTGTTCCGTTCTGGCGCTATCTCAGAGGATGATGCTAAGAAGCTCACGGGTAAGCCCAACCAGTCTGTCGTGCTCGATATTCGTGAGGATGAGCCTATCAGCAACGCTTACGGTGAAATTCCAGCCCACTTGCTGCCTAACTACGTCTTGCAAGACAAAGAGGATATTAAGAACAGTATCCACAATATCCTTGGTACGCCTTCTCAGTTCCGTGGCGATGACTCGAAGCGTGACGTTGGTACACTTGGTGAAGCTCAGATGATGCAGAGCCAGGCCTCGGGCCGACAGGACGAGATTGTGCGTGAGATTGATAACATGCTTGATCGTTACTTCAAGCTGCTTGTTCAGATGATGAAGGTGTACTATAGCAAGAACCACAAAATCTCTGGCCGTGACACTGATGGTAATTTCATCCACGTCGAGTTGTCTCGTGAGACTATCCCAGACAACGCTGTGATCGCTGTGTCACCAGGTAGCACCGTAAGTATGGACAAGAGCCGTCGCGAGAACATCGCAGTGAAGCTGGCAGAACTTGGTGTAATTGATCCGTACAACCTGTTCAAGGATCTGGGCCTCAAGGACTCCAGCGAGCGTTACGAGAGCCTGGTCAAGTTCAAGACAGACCCGAACATGCTCGTGGATGAGGTACGCAGTGAGGTACAGGACGAGGAAGCTTACATCGACTTTGCAGTTATCATGAATGGCTTTGACGCTAAACCGCGTGATGACGTGACGCCGCAGCATATCCTGGCCCACAATAAGCAGCTCCAGACAGACAAGTTCCTCATGGCTAACCCGAAGCTCCAGCAGAAGCTCCTGGCTCACATTGATCAAGAGGTACTAAGCCTCAGCCAGCGTGAGAAGCTCCAGGAGGCTAGCGACCAAGGGCTACTCGTAGACCCAAGTATGCCTACAAGCCCAGAGATTCCAGAGCCTCAGCCGCCAATGCCCGTAGATCCCTCTCAGATGCCACCAGAGGCGTTGCAAGGCCAGCAGCCGCCAGCAGATGGTCAACCCATCCCCGAACAGCCAGCACAGTCTGTAGGCGACCTAGGCAGCGTACAGGATCAAGGCACAAGCGGTATCCTCTCCGGCCTCGGACTATAGACATAACCACCTCCATTTAGATATAATCTAGGTATATATCAAACATAATGGAGGTGTTTACATTGACATCATCAAACACAGACCTATCAGAGATGGACTTTGACGCGTTGGTCGAGAAGGCAGAAGCCCAAGACCAGGACAACAAGGAAACGACTGATGAGGTAAAGGAACAACAAGATAACCCTACCACAGAGGAGGAAAACAACGGTGAGGGTGAAGACACCACCGAAACGCAAGACGACGAGCAGGAAGAGACTCCAGAGGATGAACCAGACGAAAAAGAATCTGGAGAATCAAAGGAAGAGCCGAAAGCACAAGGGCTCTCTGACGAGGAGTTTCTAAAGGAGCTTGAGCGTCGTGGCCTTAAGGTGGCAGAAAACAAAAAGGAAGAGCCTAAAAAAGACGACAAGCCTCAGCCATGGGGGGAGCGCCCAGACGAGATTGACGAGAAGCTCTGGAATGAGTCCTCACCGGAGGAGAAGTTTATCTACAACAGTCTCGATTATATTACTGTGAAGGGCAAGGATGGCGAGGAGCTGTCTATCAAGCTACCTATACAGCTACCAGATGACTTTGAGTTTGCAAACAAGAAGGCAGAGGCACAGTTCTACAGTGCTATGAGCGCCCAAAGCTCAAAGGCAGAGAAGCTCATGAATAAGATCACCTCTGATCGTGAGCAGACCACCAAGGCAGAGCAAGAGAAGGTAGAGCTTGATGCTATTATTGCTGATGTTGATCGCCTCCAAGATGACGGCATTGTGCCAAAGATCAAGGCTAAGCCGGGCACAGAGGAATTTAACACTGATCCTAGTGTTCAGCTGGTGAATAAGATCCTCGACTTTCGCGATGAGTACAACCGCAAGCACAAGGGCGAGAACATTAGCTCGTACACAGCTGGCCTCATCTACAAGGCTAAGAACCCGAAAGAGTTTGAGACAGAGGATGACAAGCGACGTTCTAGCCAGGACAAGTCACGGGAAAAAACTGCTAGCCGTGTAGCAAATAAAACAACATCAGCCAATCGCCCAGAGTACAACCATAAGGCTTTTGGGAAGAATGTTAGTCTAACTGACATTGCAGATTACTACGCAGATCAACTATAAGGTGAAAGGAGAAAATAGATGAATCTGGATCAAATCAATCAAGGGTTAACCGAGGATCAAATCCTTGGTAACGCTGTAACGACGCAGGCCGTGGACGGCGATACGTTCCGTGACATTGTGTATAAGATGTTCAAACCAAACGATATGGTGGTTATTAAGAATAACGCTCCGTATCCATCAGGGTTTGCATACATGCACATTGATGACGAGGAGCATATCCAGCCTAACGAGTACACTAACACGACTATCCGTGGTGCACAGCGTGCCTTCCTCATCCACGCAGGCGAGGAGAAGGTAGTGCAGGGTTGGCTCGCCTATATGGCTCTCGAGCACATGTGGAAGGAGTACGCTCAGTACAGCAGCTCTGATGGCGCTCGTATGCTTGCAGACGTTCAAGCTCGCACCAAATGGCTCAATGAGGCGTACCGCGGCCCAGCTCAGTACACGACTGGAGCTAAGGATACCGCAAAGGAAGAGGCGGAGAAGCCAGCTCGCCGTGGCCGTCAAGCTAAAGCGGAGAGCAAAGAGGAGGATTTAGGGTTTAGCGAGTAAATAGCAACCCTATCTGTAGCCCGCCCGAGGTATAATCTCTAAAGAAGGAGAAAAACTGGGCGGGTTTCCGCTTGAAAGAGACAAACTATATGGATAATCAACCGCTAAACAAATGGCAAGTCAAGGAAATTGTCGATGACGCCATCACCAAGCACGAACTACGCAAAGAAAAGGACTTTGTGCCTATTTACGCGCTTGACCTGTACAAAAAAGACATAGAATCACGCCTAAAAGACCTTGAGACAGACTCAGCAGAGGCCAAAGACCGTAATAAGTGGCTGTTTCGCCTTGTTGTGGGCGCAGTTATTACCTCATTTGTGCCCATTGTCATCGCATTGCTGTCCAACAGCAGGGGAGGGCTGCTACGATGAGAAAGAATCGTGTCATTCGATGGTTTAAAAGGGAAACATTACTAAAAATCCTATCAATCATGATGATTTTAAGCCTTATATTCAGTGGCTACACCATCTACAAGGTGCTTACACTCAAACCAGGCCAAGCTGTAACTATTTCAGGTGGTGCGAAGGTGGAGAAGCCTGTCACGAACATCACTAATGCCCAGATAGACAAGGATGGCAACCTGGTACTCACATATTCAGACGGAGAAGCTCGCAATGTAGGCTCTATCGTAGGCTCTAATGGTAAAGATGGGGCCGACGGCAAGACACCAACCAACTCAGAGATAGCATTAGCCGTCAAGACATACTGTCTCACCAACAAATGTTCAGATAACCCCACAAGCGCCCAGGTAATGAGCGCTGTTGCTGCTTATTGCTCAGGTGGTATATGTAACGGTACAAACGGCAAGAACGCCTCAGACGAGCAGATAGCGACCGCTGTGGCTAAATACTGTGCGGCAGGATTGTGTAGGGGAGATAAAGGCGCTACGGGTGCTACAGGGGCTACAGGGGCGGCAGGAGCTAATGGTATCAACGGTGTTGACGGCAAAGATGGTAAGGACGGCAAAGACGGCGCGTCTCCACAGCTATCGTGCGTCAACATCAAGGACAACACAGGTAACCAAACATCATGGGTAGCATGGAAGTACGAGGGCGAAGCAAATGCCGCGTACCGTAGGCTATACAAGATCGCTGGTGACAGTAACTGTATTAATATTTAAGGAGGTATAAATGGCGTACAACTACATTACGCAGTATGACTCGCCAAACTACACTGCTGGCCGGCAAGGCAACAACATTAGCAGTATCACAATCCACTGGTGGGGTGATCCTAACCAGAACCCTACATTTGAGGGCGTTACAGCATGGCTATGTAATCCAGCGGCTCAGGTGAGCGCTCACTATGTCGTTACGGGTACAGACCGTCGTGTGGCCTGCATTGTAGACCCTGCTAATATCGCTTGGCACGCGGGTAACTGGGTAGGCAATCAGACAAGCATTGGCATTGAGTGTGATCCACGGTGCCGTGATGAGGACTACGATGTTATTGCAGAGTTGGTAGCAGAGTTACGCAAGACTTACGGCGACCTACCACTCCGTCCACACAACTCATGGACGAGCACGAGCTGCCCTGGCAACTACGACCTAGGCCGCATCGACCGCATGGCTCGTGAGAAGGTTGGCCAGGTTGTGCAGCGTGATCGGACTGATGAGATTAACTATCTCAATGGCTTGTACCAGCAGATCCTTGACCGCAACGTGGACGAAAATGCTATCGGCCACTACTTGTCTCAGATCGACAAAGGTTGGAACTGGGATCAGATCCGCGAGGACTTGGCTAATAGTGCAGAGGGTAAGGCAGTAGCAGAGCGACGCAACGCACGCAACAATGAACTACGAGCAGCATACGACAGTGAGACGAATGAGATTCAGCGCCTCTACAAGGAGATTCTCGAGCGTGATGCAGACGAAGGCGGCATTGAGCATTACCGCAATCAGATCCGCAATGGCTGGAGCTGGGGCATGGTAGCAGACGACCTACGGCGCAGTGACGAATACAAGGAATTGCAGCGTATCAAGAACGCGCCAACTCCAGAGATTCAGCACGTAGACCCAGAGCCACCAACAGAGCCAGAGAAGCCGCAGGAAAGGGCCCCAGAGACGCCTCAGGAAGCGCCAAAGGCAGAGGACACTACAACTATCCTTGGAGATATTCGACGCATCTTACAGGCGATCCTAGACGCTATCACAGGTTTGTTTAAAAAATAAAGGAGAAGTAAAATGGAAGCACTAAACGTTCTTATCGTACCAGCAATCGTAAAGCTGTTCGACATGTTCAACAAGAAGGAGTGGGGCGGCATTGCTAAGGTATTCCTCGCTATCGCAGCAGGCATTGGTTACTACTTTGTCACTGGTCACTTTGTCTTTACTGACAAGACTGTCTACGAAGGTATCGCCTTCGGCCTCCAGGCTGCTGGCCTTGTGACTGTGGCAGCCAAAGCTGGCGCAACGAAATAGCTCACAATCAGCTGTTGTATTATTGACCCCTAGGTATCCTGGGGGTTATAATATTAGCGTATGCAAGATAGTCTTATGATTGAGTGGAGAAACGGTGAGATAACCATCACGCCGCCAGAGGATTTTCAGAAAGTGATAAAGCCACGGTACATACCACGAGGGGCGAGCCGTGGGTTATATATCAACCGTATGTCTGTGACCAAGAACGGGCAGACAACAGTGGTCACGTTTGAGAAGGATGGGGATGCCTATATTACCGCACCGACCGGCAAAGTCTACTTTACAGAGTATAAGATCGTGAGCGCTCAGCCTGTTCTGCTCTCTAAAGAGTTTGTTGGGTTCTCTGGTGTAAATACTGTCGGGGAATTTGATGAATTACTGTTGCCTATTTGATCTAGTAGGAGTATACTGTGAAATGCAGCGTGATCCGGAGTCCGGACGCCGAGAGAGCGACTGTACAAGTATAATTAATTAATTTACTGTGGTTATACATAGCGCCCGTGGTCAAAAGCCAGGGGCGTTGTGTTATTATAGAGGTGCATGACCAGCCTACCAAGCTATCTTGGCGTGGCTGGTTTTTATTATTGGCGTGTATAATGAGAGGTAGAATTAAACGGAGAAATTACTATGACAAAATGGATCAACAACGACGCTTGGAATGCCTTGCTCAATAAGGTAAAGACAGCGGATCAGATTTGGTTGCTATCTAGCTATGCAGACAGCTATACAGCAGCTAATAGCGCTAAATTGGGCGGTAAGGCGTACTCGCTCGGTACGGTTTCGTTCCCAGCTAGCACACCAAAGACAGTTAATCTGCCAAATGTGGCTGACGTGCCCATCGACCGTAGCGGACAAGTAAATCATATCGCCATCGTCCGCGCAGGTGGCAGTGAGCTTTTAATGGTTGTAGAGACACAACAGCAGACTGTAGCACAGAATGGTAAGGCTGATGTTTCTGGGTTGTCTTTGACGGCGGAGGTATTATAGTATGGCTGCTATCCAATACACGGTGCAGCGCATCGCGGAGATGGCGGAAGCATCTGGGTTTCGTGCTTGGTTTGATTTTGCCACTTGTCACATACACAGAATGAAGGGCGCAGATGAGGTGGCTAGATTTAGTTTAGATGACCAGCAAGACTTTTGGGTTGGTTCAGAGTTTCTATTGAAGATTATTAGCGACGGGAAGTATAACGAGATTATGGGGCATATTAATGTGCTATTGTTTAACAGCGGTGAACAGCTTCGTGATGGACTATACATGCTTCAAGACCAAGCGCTCAGCTGGTGGAATATTAAAGAGCTGCCAGACGGCACTGGTACTACCACTGTAGCTCGAAATAGCAGGGATGCTATGTACACTAAACGAGGCGTTGAAAGGCTCAGGAGGCGTTACGATGTAACGTCACGCTGTATAGCCGTAGAGATAAAATCAGAAACGCCAAAGACAGGCAGAGATGACAGCGGGGCGGGCAGTGGGCAGAACAACCAAGGCGGCGGTAATAACAACTACAATTACTTTTAGGAGGCTACATGGCAAACAACATGACAATTGGCCTGTTGGCCACAGCAATAACAGACGAGAATAGTACTATCGATATAGATGCTACATATAGCCCATATTTTCCTAGCGCTCCATTCTACATAACGGTTTCTCCTGTTGATGAGCCGCCGACAGCTCTCAATTCAGAGATAATGGCTGTTAGGCAGCGAAACGGCAAGACGCTTACGGTGAGTCGCGGGCAGAGAGGCATTGTAGCAAAATCTCATAAAAAGGGAGCTATGGTGTATCGAGGTGTCTACTATGAGAACCTTCTGCACGTCGGTGATATTGTTATGACACTCAATCCAACTCCTATGCCTGGGAGGTTGTTGCTTAACGGACAAGGTGGATATAGTAAGTGGGATTACCCATTGCTGTATGAGCATATTAGAAACAATTCACGTTATGGCACAATCTCAGGGGACACATTCACATTAGCAGATCTGCGTAGTAGATTCCCGTTGATCGCTGGCGGAGTAGATTCTGTCGGTGTGACGGGAGGTAGTAACACTATACGGCTAGCCCCACAGAATTATCAGGCTAATACATGGATGAGCCAAAGGATGAGTCCATCTGCCAACCCTTCTGGAGCTGTAAACCCCGGTAGCAACTGGGGTTTTAACCTCCATGGAGTGGCAAGTACACCTGGTGATTCATCGTTGAATGTGCCACTAGAGTGGAGGCCGCAATATATCGCGATGAATTTTGAAATTGTAGCGGGGTAGGTCGTGCTCGTATCAATACAACAGAGAGACCTTCCCTTGGCGTTTAGCACAAAGATATGGGAGAATGGCGATACTCTATTACCAGGTAAAGATGGACTAGAGGCATATTCGTCTAGGTTCTCTACGCACTATGCGTCGCTTGATGAAGTAAAGGGGCAGAGCGACGTAGAGCTGCTTGTAAAAGCAAAGATAGACACTCTTGTCTCCAGACAGGGCCTGCTTGTTGTGCGCGGCAACCGAGTAAACGGAGAGGATTGTGGCTATGTGTTAGGGTTATGGCAGGCCGGTAGTAATATGTATATGAAGGTCGACAACTCAGATAAGGCCTTCGACCAGGCTATATATGTCCCGTACCCAAAGGAGTGGAACTGGTATAGGTTTAGCATCAAAGGATCGACTATCAAGGCTAAGTTTTGGCGTGACGGGTATCCAGAACCGGCATGGCAGATCATTATAAATGACACTAAATGGCCCTATGATACTAACGGTATATCGGGCATTGCCCACTTTAGTGGTGGGACTGTTACATATAACTACGCGGCAGCTTCAACCGACGACAGACCAGCTCCAAAACCTGGTGACTACATAGACACATACGTAAATTCCAAGCCAGATTCAGATCTTGGCTATTGGGGCGCTCCGGGACTTAGGGCACTTGGCGCTATATGGGCCCGTAAGAAGGTTACGGGCAAATATGAGATTGAGCCAGTGGACACAACAGCTCGCATCAAGCCGGGCACCCCTGAAGTTAAGGTCAAGTATGGAATCGTAGCCAACCAGACAAGGGCTCGTATCACAACAGCTCAGCCGCGTGTTATCTATAAGGAGCCCGGCAAGGTATATATTTTGCCATCAACAGAGGTAGCGAGAGTCAAAATAAGCCAGCCGACACTAAATTACAAGGCACCACCCAATGTGAATGTTGTTGGCAATACAACAAAAGCCAGAATAACAATCAACCTGCCGTCAATTACTTTCAGTTCGAAACACGCCATCATCGCTGACGAGACTGTTGCTCGTATCGAGCTGCCGCAACCAACTATCGTGTTCAAGGATGTTGAGCGATATACGTTTTATGTAGATCCTGTGACGGCTCGTATACGCACTACAGCACCGCTCATTCGCTTTAAACGTGTGCAAATCAACCCTGACGTATGGAAAACTCCGCAAACCGAAATAGAGCATGAGTGGCGCAAGCTATCGTACACTAGTGAAGCTACCGGATCGTGGCGCAACCACCAATATTATCGTAGTGATGATCAAGTTTGGCGCAATAACCGCAAAGAGGACACATCTCAATGGCGAAAACCAGTATCTACCACGAGAGATGAGCAAGAGTGGCGGCGTGTAGTGTATGATTAGAGTAAAGGAGAATAAGACATGCTGACATTTTCGCAACTAAAACAAGATGTTATCAGCCTCATCAACGTAGATGAGGACAACATCAGTGAGGTACGCAAAGCCGTATCAGATATAAACACAGGAATAAAGCTATTCCAAAACGCCGTGAGACGTTACTGGGTGCGCCAGGAGCGTGAGACTAACCTTATCCAGGGTAAATCGCTGTATCGCTTCCCAAGGGACATGGTACGTGTCGTAGACGTGCGTATAAAAGACGGTGATAGCTACTATCCTATTACCCCAGTGCACAATATCGAGGAATGGCACAAGATTACGAGCGGGCAATCTACCGGAAGGCCTGAATGTTTCATTATCAAGAACGGTACAGAGATGGAATTGTTTCCGACACCAGCAGAGGACGTGCCAAGCGGTATGATTGTGACGTTTGAGCCTCGTATGCAGGACTTAGGACTGGCAGACAAGGAGTTTAGCGTGTCTCTGATAGAGAATAGCCCACGAGTTACAGCCTCACAGGATAGTTTTGTACGCAGTATGGAGAACAACGGGTGGCTACAGGTCACAGACGGTAGTGATGGCAACTGGTATAAGGTAGCAAAGGTTGTAAATGCCCGCGAGATACGCCTTGAGACGCCATATCAGGGCCTCACAGCGACAACAAGGGTAAAGATAGGTCAATGCCCACAATTCCCCGAGGAATACCACCAAGCGCCCGTATATTACGCCGCACAGCAATACTTTTTGATGCGTAAAGACCTAGATAGCGCCAACATGTACAAGCAATTGTTCGACAACATGGTGCAAGAGTACAAAACGGTGTACGGTATCACGACAAGCTCTGGTTTTATCCAGGGCGGTAGTAGTATGATGGGCCGAGAACGGATCACTGATCCAGTAAGGAGTATCTGGTAATGGCAGCAGGCAACACAGGTGATACAATTATCAGCCAAACATCGTTTTATGGTGGCTTTGGCACAGATGGTAAGATTGGTATCAAGAATAGCTATGGCGATTCAGAGTGTTTAGATGGCCGTAAGAACCCTAGTAGGCTCTCTGTACTCCCTGGGGCGCGTAATCTAGGTGATAATGATGTACAGAGCCTTATTGTGAACATGACACAGACTCCAGACGGCGTACGGTGGGGGATTGGTAACGATGGCACTCTCTATAAGATCGACGTAGACAACAACGTAACAAGGGCGTCCACCTGCCCCGGGTGGACGCAAGGTACGTTTGGTGACCTTACCTACTGGAGGCTCAAGGATGCCATTTACATTACCGGGAATGACCGCATCTACATGTACACTAACGCTACCTCTCCCAAACAGTCACAGATAGACGTGATCACTGGCAAGGCTAGCTCGTACCCCACAGTGGCGCAGATCCTTGTAAAAGATCGTGACGGCAAATGGATCGGTGGCGGAACAAACCGGTGGAGTAGTATCAACGGCCAACCTCAGAGCGACGGGTTGCCTACCTCTATTATTGAGAACGAGGAGAACACGTGTATATTCCTACCAGATCAGTCACCAATGACGCGTATCTCTGTGCGGTTTCATGCTAAGGGCAGTGGCCAAGTACACCTTGTTGTGCACGATGCTCAGAATAAGGAGATTGCTCACGCTACAAAAAATGCTAGCGAGGTACAGACAGGCCAGCTCACATACTTCGACTTTCCAGAGACGAAGGTGGGGGACTATGCCAACTTCGGTACAGAATATCACATCCACATGTATGCCAGCGACGGTAATTGGCGTGTAGAGACATATGAACAGGATAAGATGTATGGCTTGCATTTCCAATACTTTGCCTCACTACTCACTAGCACGACACGTAAGAGCCATCCAATCATCAACTGGGGCGGTAGCAAGCTATTTATTGGCAATGACCAGTATCTGGTTGACTGGCTTCCTTCTGGTCTAACAGAGGTAGATGAGACTGAATTTAACCGTCACCGTGTGATTGTCGAAACTGGGATGGAAGTAACAACACTCACGAGCAATGACGAGTATGTCGTATTAGGGTGTGAGAAAGTAAGTACAGTACCTGGCCGCTCCTTCCAAGAGGGTATGCTTGGCTTCTGGGACGGGTTCGCAGACGGCCTGAACTTTAAGATCGATACACCAATGGGTGAGCCAAAGAGCCTATTCACCTACCAGAACATCACGTACACGATTATTGATGGTGCTATGTACGCTTACACAGGAGCCAAGCAGCTTACCAAGGTACGCACGCTGAATGATAGCCACAGCGAGTACACAGAGCGACGAGACACCACAGATATTTACCCTCACTGTATGACAGTACGACGTGGTATCATGCTGTTTGCTTTCCCAAGCAAGACCAGCCTCTACACGATGAGGCATGGTATCTACTCATGGGGCGCGGTAGACAAGAACTACCCGGAGTCCTTTTATTACTCGTACAACATGCCAGAGACACTGGGGAACTACAACTCAGACGACGTAAAGTACGAGCTAGGCGGTTGCTGGAACTTCGGGGATACGCTGTATTTTAGCTATCAGACCAATACGAGGGATGGGCTACGTTCTAACCTGGCCATCGTAGACAACGATAGTAAGCCGGCCAAAAAATTTAGCTATCAATCACTCATGTACGATGGTGGTGTGCCATGGGCAGACAAGCAAGCCCTCCGTATGGGTGTAACGTTCCGTGCACTGCCTAAAGGCGCTACGATCATTCCTAAGTACAAGATCGACGCCAAGCCATGGGTATACGGTAAGAAAACAGCCACAGAGGGCGACGTAAGTGTCCGTATGGAGATAAACAAGCGATTTAAGGAAATTACCTTTGGCTTTGATGGAACGACCACAGACTCCACGCCAGAGCCTCCTACGATCGTATCTGTGCAACTTAACGCCCGAACACTCGGGGAGGAGATGAAACTGTAATGGCAGACTCAGTATACAACCCTAATACCGCTAGTCTTGAAACGTCATTTTCTCAGATTAAGGAGACGAAACTTACTACCAAGTTTGAGGAAATAGACAACACTGTGGTAGGTAATATAGCCCAGCAACAGCAGATCACACCACGCCAGGTGCGCACAGGTGAGACACGGGGCGACACACAGCTCCGTGGGCTCATCAAGGTTGAGGATCGATCGGGGCGTATCGTTGCCATGTTTGGATACTCTAAAGGGGCATTCTAGTGGTAAAGATAGATAGGAGAGATTACGGCTTGAAGATAGCCATGCCTGGGTACGATGTACAGACAGCGCCAGATAATAAGCTACTATTCAATTCGTCATTTCCTATACTGCAGGCTAAAGTGCTAGCCATACTAGGTATTAACGCTCTTCATACACTACCGGGCGCGCTGCATACAGCTAACTTTGGTGGTGAGTTTTTAGAAGCGAAGAACACTGGCTTCTCTACTATCTACAAGTTCAGGTGGAGGCACGGGCTAGGTTACGTACCATTCATGATGCCTATAGATCCATCATATTTTGGCTCTGGGTCTCCATGGTATGTTGACGAGCAATATATCTATTACATTAACTCAGTGCCGCCGTTCTACAACACAACAACAGGTGAGAGAAACCCTATTAACCTTATTTTCTGTAGCCCTACCCCTGTTACTGACGATATAGAGTATCCGTATATCGCTACGCCGCTGTCGTTCTCCAAAGAGCATATAGCCTACCTACATGATTACGGGATAAAAACATCACGGTATGGCTTTATAGAGAAGAACAAAGAGTTAGCTTTTGGTGATGCTGGTATAGATCTGCGCTTGCAGCCTCAGATGATACTCGGGGTGAAGACAAACAAAGAGTTTGGCAATAAGGCTGGCGATATAACATATTGGGTGCCCAGCACACTTGATATGACTGACGTTACTCCGTATGGCTTTGTTCAGAGCAAGATAGATATTGGTAACGGTAACACTGTGATGGCGTGGAGTATGATAGCTAACAGTGATCAAAAGAAGTGGATAACAATGGACGTTGGCACCAGATCGTACAAGCTTACGTACGGCGCAGATGATCCGTCGGCGGCACGAGCCTTAGTGGCTGTGCGCTCACCAATGGTATCGCCCTCAAGTGATACAATATACATATGACAAGAAACGATCATGGATATAGTAATTATGACTACGGGGTAAAAGTGCTCGACCCTGTTACGAAGTATGAGATATTCAATGCAAAGTACCCTATATTTGGTTCAGACATTACCAATAAAGTGCCCCAAATTGTCACTAGGCGTGTTGTTATTACAAATTCTAGTCACATATTCAACGAGCCCAACCACCCCAATCTAAATTTCAACTATTCAGGAGAGTGGACAAACGTACCTATCATGCAGTTTCAGGATGTAGACATACTCAAGGTACCGCACGGGCAAGGGAAGGTTCCTATATTCATGTCTATGGCTCGTTCACACTTGGTAAATCGTATGTATGCCCGCTGGTTCCAGGCTGATGGCAACTTTACCGTTGAATATAACATGCTTGTGACGCCAGCGGCACCTGGATCTGGTTACTATTCAGAGGATGTGCCGTTTATGCCGACACAGGGGCGTGCTCTCATTGATCCTATATCAGGAAAAGCTTTCGATTTTGTCGTTCCGCTCGGCAATGGCAACACCCGAAATATCACGAACAACTTTGTGCGGTGGAAAAACCTACGTATTTTCGCTGATAATGAGAATATATACGCCAGAATGTCTCTCGGATCATGGGTTTCGCACCGTTCATCGCGATGGGGGCCTGGGGCTAGCGCAGTTCATCAATTCATAAAACTATGGACAGATTTGAGCGGATCATGGTTTGATTTTACGTTCTATATATTCCCCTACGATCCTAAAGATGACATATTTGTGAGGTAATTATGGATTTACAGCAACGATTAGCAGACGCAACAAGATACAGAGACCAAACACGTGAATCGTGGCATCGTGCCCAGCGTGAAGCGGATGCGGCCAAGTCCTCATATGATGCAGCAACAGCTACAATGCCAAACTTTGGTGATGAGTTTGATAAGCGACGCAAGGAATACATGGAATCAGACGAGATTAAAAATCTCAAGGCTGATGTGGACGCCTCCAAGGCTAATGTAGAACGCACAAAGACAATGATAGACAAGTTGCCGGAGTCTATACGCCAGCAATTCGGTGGTACAGCTATCACACAGGCTCAGCGAGACCTAGCGAAGCAACAACAGCTACGTGGCCTCAGTCAACAGATGGCGGGCTACCAAGCTACATACATGACGACCAATAATACGTATCAGAAACGCGTTGAGGACGCTTTCAACCGCTCTATAGATGTAGCGAATAAGCACTACGACTCTATCTGGGACGGTATCAGACGCCGTTACAACGACTGGCAGACAGCCCTGCAGAACGTCAAGGCATGGGACAAGATGGATACTATCGCTAACCGCAACCTTCTCTCTGTTCAATCTGCTATTGATACGTATAGATTCCAGCAACGCCAGATGGCGGAGGAGAAGGCTCATATCGCCCGTATGAACGCGATTGATAACAGCTACATGTGGCGTGGTATCACTACCCAACAGCGCCTTATCAACGAGCAGGCTGCCATTAACGAGCGCTACATGCGTGATGAGGCTAATAAAAAGCTTGTTGTCCAGAATTACATGGCCGGGAAAGGCTCGTTCGGTGAATTGGAGCGTAAGTACTCGTAACACCAGGCTTATCTACGCCTAGCAGTGTTAAATTAGAGTAAAGGAGAATTAAGTATGGACTTTGGAGCAAGAATAGCAGACGCGCAAGGTACAAAAAACGCCAGTAAAGCGGCTTACAATAATTACCAAGCCCAATCCGACCAGGCCAAGTCGAATTACGACACACACCTGCAAAACAGGCGGACGTATGGCGATATTTATGACCAAGCGCGCAACAAGTACATGAACACTGACGAGATAAACAAAGCTCGGGGTGTTTACACCACTGCTCGTGACGCAGTGAACCAAATCAACACTACCATCAACAAGCTACCAGAGAGCATCCGGCAGCAGTATGGTGGCACGGGCCTTACAGAGGCTCAGAGGCAACGTGCATTGCAAGGCCAGCTCGGCAATATGCAGAACACACAGAATTACCTCAACACCAACTACCAAAACGCATCGACAGACTACAACGAGCTTGTGAACCGTGCGATGAACGAGGTAAACAATGTTGCAGCTGGTAACTACAAGACCCAAGAGGACACCACGAACATCCTCCAGGGCATCTGGAACACACTGCTCGGGCAGCGTAACAGCGCCTACAGTCAATATCAGCAGGACGAAAACGCTCTTGCTAATATCTACGGTGCCCGAGACAACTGGGAACTTAACCAGCAGAGAATGGCCCTTGAGCGATGGAAGGAGCAACAGGCTAACGCACGGCAAGCAGCAGCTAATGCCGCCAACTTCGGTTTGCAGAAATACATGCTTGATCGACAGGACGCCTCTAACGCCTCAGCTCGTGCTTGGCAAGAAAAACTTGCAGCCGCTCAAAATGCAGCCCGTGCTGAAGCTAGCCGCCTTGGCCGTGTACAGGCTGATCATAACCGTATTAACAACCATAACTACTTTGGCGACATTGGTAACAACCTCTCGCAAGGCTTCCGTAATGTAGCTAAATGGGGGCCGCTCGCGCTATTCGGCGGTGGCTCACTGTGGGGGAGATAGAGTATGTTTGATTGGTTATTCGGTAAAACAAAAGATCAGGCTCTGGCTAAATACCAGGATGCCGCTGATCAGCAACAAATCAACCAGAAGGTCAACGACTTTTACAAGGAGCAACTCAATGGTATCTACAACGATCCAGCTAATGCCGGGCTGCTGGCAGATATGCGTAAGACTACTCCTGGGTTTGATGACACCTGGAAAAGCCAAATGTCATCACTAGACAGTAAAAGTGAACAACTGAAAGGAGCAGCCAGTGACGCTAACGCTGAACTTGAAAAGCAAAAGAAGAAGCAGAAGAACAATGTATTTGGTGACGGTCTTCTTGGTTCCTTTCTTAACCCTATTGCTCAAACAGTCGGTGCAGTAAGCGACCTAGCCACAGGTAATTACAAAGATCGTGACGTAGGTAGTGACCTTGCTGCCGCTGGCGAGACTCTTCTTACTGCTCTACCTGGCATTGGTGCCGCCGCTAAGGCTGCCAAGCTTGGCAAGGTAGCTGAAGGCCTGGGGGCGGTCAATAAGGCCCTATACACCATTCCTGGCTCAGCTGCTACTGGTGCTGCTATGGGTGGACTAGACAAGATCCGCACGGGCGAGACAGATGACGCACTGAACGGTGCACTACTTGGTGGCGTTATGGGAGGCGCTATACCGGGCGCTATGAAGGTGGGCGGTAACTTTCTCAAGAACCGTGGGGAGAAGGCGATAATCCGCGGCTCAGTTGGCTCTGGGGTTGACCCTAATGTCTTACTAGAATCTTTGCCTTCACGAGCGCTGTACCAAGAGGGGCTGCGCAGCCTTGTGCCTAAGAGTGCAGTTGGCAAGCTAGCCCTTGGCGGCGGCTCTTTGTACGGTGGCTCACAGCTCATGGGCGCTCTCAACCCACAGCAGGGCGTCCCTGATGAGGATGAGCAAGCTAACACACTAAACGAGCTATATAAACGACGACAAGGGGGTATGTACTAATGTTCGGTGGAGTATTAAATAAACTATTCTCTAAGGGGGCGGCTAAGTACGGCGACGACATTGTTGCCCGGCTTGCTACTAACTATGGCGATGATATTGCGCGCTCAGCAGGCAGCGGTGTACTCAATAATCTTATGCGGAATGAAGCGGACGATATTGCCGCCAAGGCTGTAGCCAGCGCAGCGCCAGAGGTGGTAGAGGCTGCAGTGCCTAAGGTTGCTAGTGTGGCTGACGACGTAGTTGAGACTGCTATTCCGAAGGTAGCGAACGTCGCTGATGACGTTGTAGAAGCTACAACACCAGCTTTGGCTAACGTAGTGGATGACGAGAGTGACGATATTGTTCAGCGGCTTATTAACCGGCCAGAGCAAGATCCTCGTGCCCGGCAGTTAGCAGAGGGTGTTGACCCTAAGAAAATCGTAAACGAAGCTATCAAAGACAACGACACGATGTATAACGCTACAAACGCTAAGCTTGCCGACAATAACACAGTAGGAGCGAAGCTTAACAATATCGGCCAATCTATTGAGGATGTGGGCACCAACCTACGCAATAACGAGATTATCGGTGCTGTGAAGGACAAGAAGGTGCTTGAACGCGCTCCAGATGCTATCAAGTTTGCAGAGAAGTACGGTATCCAACCTAACCAGTATGAGGATTACGCCGGTATTGCAACAGGCAAAGACGGGCTATTCTCTACGTTCCAAAACAACGCCTTAAAGGACTCACAGATCAGCGTGTTGATGCCAAAAGAGGCTAGTACAAAAGCCTTGAAGGCTATCGACGAGTCTATTGCCCTTGAGCCAGCTCAAAAGAAGACGCTCAAAAAGATCATAGAGTCGGCAGATCAACAGCCACAGGGCAAAATATTGGATCGTCTAGCAGAGCGCGGTGAGAACCGCGCAGCGGCTATCGGTGAGGCTGATATTTATGATATGCACAAGGCTATCCAAGAGCTGGAAGGCAAAGCCTACGATATGACCGGTAAGGGAGCTAACGCAGCCCGTAAGATCATCCGTGACTACACTGGTGAGCTTAAAAAGACTATCAATGAGGCCTCAGCTGACGTATATAAGGATGCAGACAAGATCGCAGATTTTCTAAAGGCAGCAGAAGGTGCGAACCTCCCACCAAAGATGTTACAGGATGTGGCCAAGAAGCTACGCGATGGCGTTACCTACTCTGATGTGCGAAGTATGCAAGCTCCGTTCGTTATTATGGGGCAGCTGGCTAAAGAAAAGAAAATGGCACCTCTCGCTGGTGGGGTAATGGGCAATGGCAACTTCGGCAACCCGATCCAACAGGTGGCTCAAGAGGTTATTGGTAAGCCATTAGCCTCGACAACAGGGAAATTACTCCAGCGTGGTGGCCGTGCGCTCCAGTTGGCCTCAGACAGCCCAGAAGCTCTCGTGGGCGGCGTCGTAGGGAAAGCTAAGAATACAGCTAAAAACGCAGCTCTAGCTGGTGCAGGCCTTCTCGCTCTCGGTCAATTGAACGGGCAAAACGCCGACGCAACATCTCAGCTATCCGGAAATTCCGGACAGCTCGGCAGTGCGCAGAGCGCTCAGGCTCAACAGAAGGAATTACAACAAGCCCAACAGCTCCAAGCTATGCAGCAGTTAATGCAGCCGTCGAAGTTCGCCGGTAAAGACCGTGACCAGATCGAGCAAGCCTACATGGCAGCAGCGGCGGACAACAACCCGAAGGCTGTACAGTTCTATGCCTCAATGCTTGAGCAGCTCGACAAGAAAGACGCGATGAACCAGAAACAACTCGCCGCGCTCCAGAAGGCAAGTAGTAGCAAAACATCGAAAGACGACCAAAAGAAGGCAGACGCAGCCAAGAAGGCAGCTAGTATCGAGACTATGTACAAGCAGGCTGGTGGTGCGCAAGGCCCTGTAGGTGTGCTGAACAACCTTATGAACAGCGCAACGCTCGGTATGTTCAATCCTGGCGCGTCGGCTTACGAGGCTAACCAGCAGGCCCTAGCGGTCGCCCTAGCCCGTGCAGCAGGCGACAGTGGTGCTCTATCTAACCAGGACATCCAGGGCTACAAGTCAATGTTGCCACTCACTACAGATAGCCCACAGGCCGCAAAGCTAAAATTGCAGAACATTTACGCGCAATTAGGCCAATAATGGCCACGGTTATCACTGAATAGTGTCGTAAAATCAGATTAGTAACAACTATAAGGAGATGGAAGCAATGAAGTTTTCAGAAACAGTGCAAAACATCACAAAGGACGAGTTTCTACCTCGCGTTGTTGACTTTGTTAACAACTCGAACGTTTTGACAGCTCGCGTGATGAGCAACACCAAGAAGTGGACTGGGCCAAAGGTTCAAAGTCCTACACAAACCAAGAACAGCACGACTGGTAAGTCAATTACCGACATGGAGCAGTTTGCTGTTTCTAACACTGACAACGTCAAGAACCTGAAGTGGGAACCAGCCACTGTCGTTCAGAGCGTTGTTGTGAGCCAGCTTGAGAAGGCTGTCAACCAAGCATCGAACGACAACCAGGTTGTCCGCTTGGTCGCTCAAAAGCTCGAGGAGGCTCAAAACAGCCTCGCAAACCTCATCGGTACTCAGCTTTACGGTACTGGTGCTGGTAACGACCTCGATGGTCTTGGCTTGATCGTTGACAACGGTACGGCATCTACCACTTATGCTGGTATCACCCGTGCTACTATGCCTTCGGTCAACGCTGACGTTACGGCTGCCGCTAACGGCCTCTTGACTCTCGGCCTCATGGCTAAAGAGTTTGATGCTGTGTCGGCTGCCGGTAGCGCAAAGCACAGCCCAACGATGATCCTCAGCGACAAGGCAACTTGGAGCCTCTACGAGGAGTTGATGGGCGACAAGCTCAGCGTCCAGTACAACGCTATGACTGCTCGTGGCTACAACCGTGTTAGCGGTGGTACTCCAATGGGCACGTCTGTACCTGCTAGCGAGTTGCACGGCTCGGCTGGGTTCGTATCGCTCGACTTTCGTGGTAAGCCATGTGTGGCGGACGACAAAGCTCCTGTGGGCAAGATGTTCTTCCTCAACGAGAACTACCTGGAGTTTCGTGACCTGACCATTCCTGGCCTTGAGCGCGTGAAGCAGAAGCAGGAAGCTATCGATAGCGCTATTAGCGAGGATCAGCCTACTTGGATGCAGTTCCGCGGTTTCATGAACCCAACGAACCAGCTCGCAGAGATTGGTGCAATGGTTGTATCGGGTAACTTTATCTGTACTCAACCTCGCCGCCAGGGTGTTATCACAGGTATCACCAAGATCCGGTAGTCTAGTCTATAGATTCCCAAGAGCCCCACTCCGGTGGGGTTTTCTTGTTGTAAATAAAACTCAGAAAAGTGTTGACTCTATTCTTTAGATGGTGTACTATAGAGACATAGCAAACATAAGCAAGAGAGGAGAAATACTTGCATGGCTAAAGAAAGTAAAACCACTAGGAAGAGTCAAGATGTAATCTTTGGGGCAAATGAGGAGATTCGCCGCGCTGTAGACAAGCTCTACGTAAAGAAGACGAGCGCTATCATGACGGCAGCGATCTTTGCCGTGATGCTCTCACTGATTGCCACTGGTGTAGCCTTCGCTGCCGGCCTCAATACAGGCCGTACACAGGTAGAGAAATACAACACTATCAAGGTTGTAACGAGCGAAACTGCGGGAAAAGAAAAAGCCCAGTAGCGAAACCAGTTGTTAAAGTAGAGCAGCCTCCAGTAGCTATAGTGGCGCAGCCAACAAAGACAGGATGCGATGCTGTGCGTGAGGAGGCCTCGAAATACAGCGGGTGGGACGTAAATACAATGGTCGCTATCGCTACCGCCGAGAGTCATTGTAGGACAGGCGCAAAAGGCGACCAAACACTAACATTTACACAAAATAATAGGGTATATGGGTACAGTCTTGGAGCTTTCCAAGTAAGGATACTTCCAGGACGAGAACATTGCGACACGTTCGATGTAGGGACTAACGTAAAATGTGCGTACGATGTGTGGAGGTCACAGGGGTACAGAGCATGGTCGGTCTATTTGAGCGGTAAATATAAAGAGCACCTATAGTGGGTGCTCTTCTCTTTGGGTTTGTCTTTGTGTTTATATTAGGCCGCGCTTTTTAGCCTCTTCCGGGTAGTACTCGATAAAGTCCTCGTTTACTGTCCCATCTGGATTATGCGACTGGATTAGGTCAACCGCATAGTCCTCGCGCTGTCTGTCTTTGTTGTTTGTGTCTGCTATTCCCGTAACAGTGCTTGAGACGCGCTGTGATGCGTCTTTTGGTGTTTCACGGTAATATATACCATCTATGATCACACCCATCTATTTCACGTCCTTCATAAAGTCTAACGGGTCTTTTTCTGTTTGTCCTGTCTCATCACGCCATTGAGCGTTGATCGTTACAGGGTCGGCGGCTTCAATGATACCGCTCCTTTTGTTTGTGTCTTTGTTTTTGTTTAGGTATTGTTCCTCCGCGTCTGCATATTTCTCTAGCCACGAGAACCCTGACCGTCGTGCCGGAGCTGGCGACGACGAGTCACGGCGGGCTGTTGATAGAGAAACTAGGAGCGAGCAAATTGAAATAACAAGGGCTACAATATCCATTATTCTTGATCCTTCTCAAATGGTAGGGCTACATTAATCGATAGGAGCTGTGCAGCGACGCTGTGGCTGTTGATAATCGCTTCCTCGATAGATTTAGCACTATCTACAATACCAGCCTCCAGAACGTCCGTATGATAGGTCTCAGAGTAAATATCGTAACCAGCCTTTGGTGTGTATGGTTTATCCTCGGTCGTTTCCTTGGCCATGCTGTTTACGAGCATTGTGTAAGGTTGTGTGAGGTAGCTGGGCATATTGGTCGTATCGTGCTCGTATACATCGCGCAGGAATGTACCACCGCCAGGGAGCACACCGTAGTCTTTCGCAATCTGCGTGGCTGCTACAGCGTCCTCAATACGGAGTTTTAGCTCTTGCCGTTCAACCTGTGTAGCTGCGCCAACGCTAATCTCTACAGTCTTACCATTCAAGGCATCACGTCGGTAATCGTCCTTGATGCCTTCGATGTATTGGTCTAGCTTATCACGGTTACCAGGGCCGGACAGGATTGTCTTTGTAGTGGTAATATGAGCGCGCTCAACCTTACCGATGTTGGCGTCTGTAAAGTCTGATACGCGTGGTGATACAAACACCTCAGCGCCAGCATAGGCTGCTACGTCACGAAGGAATAGCTCGCGTGCTTGACTCGATGGCTCTACTACAACAATGTTCAGTTTGCCGTTCATCTTATTGGTAGCGAGAGTCTCTAGAGCTTGGCCTGATACGTCTGCTACGAGAACGATACTCTCTGCGCCAGCCTTGAGAACAGCGTCGATGATAGGTACGATGTCATCGTTCTTACTGATGATACGAGACATGACAATAACGGTTGGGTTGTCGTATTTAGTTTGGATGGATTGCATATCATCTGCGAAGGCGATGGAGGACATGCCTTTTTTGAATGTGAACCCTTGGACGATTTTGCTCTCAATCTTATTTTCGGGTGTTTCTACCACTGTTACTGCGCCATTAGCGCCAGCATCGTTGATAGCGTCGAATACTAGATGGCCAATGGCTTCATCGCCTGATGACGTGCGCGCTACATTGTAAAGCAGGTCATCATTGGCTTTTATCTTAGTATCCTTGATAGCCTTAATGATAGCCTTCTTGTTTTGCTCGATCTGCTTCTGCACAGCACGAGGCTTATCTTTGGCCATCTCTTTAAAGTAGCTATAAACAAGGTAGGTCATCACAATAGTGAGAGTGGTAGAGTCACCTGCTGTGCGGTTCGTTTTCTCACTAGCCTGGCGTACAAGAGAAATAGCCATATTCTCTACTGGATCCGCTACTACAAGACGGCCAATATTAGTAATACCGTCGTGAGACACGAGAGGCTCGCCATAACGGTGTTCGATCATGATATTGCCAGAGTTTGCGCCGTATGAGGAATAAGCTACATCAAACGCCTTCTCGACGCCCATACTGATCTTTTCTCGCAATTCCGCGCCACGTATCACATTACGTACTGATGTTTGTTTAGGCATCTAGTGAACCCCCATTCACAGCGTCTACAGGGACGAAAATAAACATCTTGCCGTCTACTTCAATCTCCTCGCTGTCGTTATACTTCGTAAAATATATTTTGTTGCCAAGGAATTTAGAGAGTGTTTCCTCTTTATCTGTGGCAACACCGTCAGGGTGAATGTAGACAGCCTTCAGTGTGCCGCTCGTATGGCTGCCGTGATCCCCTTGCGAGATAGACAGACTCGAGCCATATTTATTAGTTACCTCTACCAGGCAAAACCCTGGCATAACGTGTAACTGTGTGCTCATGTTTGTGCTCCTATTTAGTTATTGCTTGTGTATCCATTATAGCATTAGGGTGAAAACCAAAAAAGAGGCCGGAGCCTCTCTCTTGGGTTAGGTGGTGTAAACTACACTTCGCACCAGAAATAGTGACCAGCTGGCACAGCGCTACGGGTGTAAACCTTAGCACCTGCTGTAACCTTCTTGAGGTTGTCGTAGTCGTTAGGACGAACCTGCACACCAGTGTTGGCCGAAACATCCTCGAGAATTTGGTCGCGTAGGTAGACATAGTCACCTGAAACCTGAATAAACTCAAGAAGTTGTTTGTTGTTAATAAGGATGGTGCCATCTTGCCAACCGTCGGCTTGGTGACCAGGCTTCAACTGGATAACAGTGTCTCCGGTTTTAGCGTCGGCTGCCAACCCGCCATTTTTGTTTGTGGCGTCGTTTTTCATCCCAGTCCAATATGGCTGAGCGTCGGTGTCTGCCGACTTACAATAACGGAACTGGCGTCCCGTATCTGTGAATGCAATTTGGCCGATCACGCCACGCTTATCTGGAGTCGTGGTAAATTGTGATTCTGGCACTGCTACGCCGTAATTTACTAGCATAATTGTCTCCTATTATTAAAGATTATACTAACTTAATACTAACATATAAGGAGGGCTTTTCGCCCTCCTATTCTTTCTAGTGTTGTTCTAAAAAATTTGATCGTTTGGTATTTGTTTTCGTCTTTCTTTGTAGTCTGTTAGTTTCATGTATTTATCTATTTGGTCTTTTGCGTCGTCAAACCCTACTGCGAAGGTACATCTATAGCCACGTTCGCTCAGACGCTTCATGTAGGCGTACTGCTCTGCAAAGTGCTCGTTTGCCCAGCTTCCGTCTTTCTTCATGAGACGCACACCTTCACGCTTTAGCTCGAGGTATAGCCCGTGATACCATTCACCGCCCAATTGTGCAGGTTCAGCGATAAATAGGTCTGGGTAACCTCGCCCTTCCTGTAGCGCCTTGTGCTTTATGGCCTGCCCCATCGTCATCTTAACGCCAGCGCTAAAGTCTGTGCGGAATATGACACCAGGGTACTGTATTTTTAAATAGTCCACCACCATCTGGTGGATGGTGGACTCTTTTGCGGTTTTAGCTCTCGCCACGGTACATACCTTCTACGATCATGACCTTGAGTGTTTCTAGGACAGCTAGATCTTTTGTAGCCATCACCCTACCAGACAGGTCGTCTCGTGGTACAGCCTTCTTGATTCGGCCATTATAGCGTGGGATGGTAGATAGAACTGAACCGTTCATAGTAATCTCGTAACGGCTCTTTTCCTCTTTTACGTCGAACTTCTCATTCTTAAGGAGTACCCGCTGGATATTATCAGTAGCTGAAAATGGCAGCTCTGCGTACGGTGTGGCACTTCCGCCTTTCTTGCCAGCAATCGAGGCGAGCTTTGGGTTTTTGCCAAAGCCTTTCTTTACCTTGGCAGCCCCACCCAGTTTGCCAATTTTTTTGTAGTAGTCCTCGCCGTGCGTAAGGCGTTTATCATATTTACTTTGTTTCATATATCTCCTTATAGCTTTACCTGCTTAGTGATAGCGCTACGTACACCACCTGTGTACTGCTTGGCTTGTACCGTGTCTAGCCGGCGGTTGATAGCGTCCACAATAGCTTCACGGTCGCTAATCTCTGCAAGCATCTGGTCTTTGTAGGCTTGTAGCTCCTCTTCAGGTAGGCCGTCTACAACCTCTTGCATCTCAAACATCGCGGGCTGTACGGGCTCAGTCTCTGCCATACTAAAGTCCTCGTGTGGTTCAGGACTGTAGCCCTTCATAGCTTCTCGCGGCAGTGCCAACTGATCAATCATAAGATCGTTACCCTGGCCAATGTGTTTTTTGTACTCGCTCATACTTTCCTCCGTTTGATGTTTACAGTGTCCGCGCAAGTGATCACTTAATGTGTCGAACTGCGCCCACTTGTCGTTTGTCTCTTGGTTTAGTTTTGGTGTGTTGTAGTTCATTATTCTCCTTTATTTTTGTAATAATCTACTATCTTTGTACCATTCATTGCCTCTCGGCGATCTAGCGGCGTGTTATTGTATATCTTTACCAGCTCTAGCACAGTGTCTTTGACTATATCGAGCATCCTATCACCGCCCTACACTTTATAGCCACCGTTTACTTCATCGATTAGGACGGAACCGTCATGTACATTGGAATATACA